AGGTTGTATCAATTAACCCCAACGTAAGCATCACAGTATCACGACAAATGGCTGCGGGGGGTGCAAATAGTTTAACATTTAGACAATTAAGAACTGGAACAGCCCTATTAAAAGGCTGGGCAGTAACAGCATAATTTTATGACATCAGGATTTTACAAAAAAGATAATGAGGAACTTTTCTATGCTCCAAACATAGTAGAAGGAAATGGGTTTGTGTTAGTAGCTCAAGACAAAGATCAATATGAATATCCAGTAGATGGATGGTATTGGTTTGATAGTGAAGATGAAGCAGAAGAGGTTTTCAATATTTTTAATGAAAACAAAGTGTAAATTAATAAAGATATTAATAATATTAGATTTTTTATAATAAAAAGATAAATAATTTATATGTTAAAATTAAGATTGATTGCGGAGAACCCAGACCTCTTAGAAAGATTTGAAATTGTTGAAGAACAAGACAATTTAAAAAAAGGCAGCTCTTTATATGTAAAAGGTCCATTCATAGGATGTAATCAAGTTAATAAAAATCGTCGCATGTATAATTTAGATGAAACACGCGAAGAAGTTAATCGTTATATCAGTGAAATGGTAACTCCTGGCAGAGCTATGGGAGAACTCAATCATCCATCAAGTGCTGAAGTTAATCTTGAAAGAGCATGTCATTTAGTCACTGAACTTTATGAAAGCGACAATGCTTTTTTCGGCAAAGCTAAAGTTTTATCTACACCAATGGGTCAAATTTTAAGAGCATTGATAAATGATGGTGTTAAAGTTGGAATGTCCACAAGAGCATTGGGATCATTGCAAGAAGAATCATCATACAATCTTGTAAAAAACATGAAGCTCGTAGCTATTGATGCAGTAGCAGATCCATCATTTCCAAAAGCATTTGTTAATGGTATTTTAGAATCAAAACAATGGGTAGTTTCTGATAATGGCAAGTATGAAGAAATTTATGAAAATTTTGAAAAATCAATAGGTAAATTACCTAAACATGATATGGGTTCTTATCTTAAAGATCAAATTTTAAAATTTATTAATTCACTTAGTTAAATACTGTTATGCCATTAAAAAAAGGATCATCAGATAAAACAATTTCCGCTAATATAGCAACGGAAATGAAATCTTATAAAAAGACTGGAAAGATCGGAACATCTAAACCAAAGTCAGACAAAGCTGCTCAAAAGCAAGCAGTTGCTATTGCATACTCCAAAGCTGGTAAAAGCAAAAAGAAAAAAGAAAAACCAGAAGAAGATGCTGAATCCGTTGTCAAGCAAATGAAAAAAAATAACGGAAAGATGTCATTTAAAGGTCCAAAAACAAAAGAACGTAAACATTCTGCACCTCCTGTTAAAGTACATAAAACCAAGAAAGGTAAAGGATCTTACAACAGAAATCAAGAATTGCACGAAAATAATGACATTACTGCATTTATTAATTGTATTTTTGAAAAAAATTACAACGCTGCGAATAAATATTTAACAGACGTTCTTAATTCAAAGATACAACAACGTATTGAGAATGAACTATCAACTCCCTTATTCTAATTTATGAAAATAACAGATCTATTAAACGAAGAAGTCGTAAGCGTAATCGGTGAAGAATCACTAGTTGCAATTCAAGAAGCTTTTGAAAAGAAAGTTGAATTAACAACCGAAGCAGCGCTTATATCACAAGACGAAGTTTATGCTGAAAAACTTGATCAACTTATTCAAGCAATTGATAAAGATCATAGTACAAAGATGAAGAGAGTTGTAGAAGCTGTTGATGCTGACAGAACTCAAAAACTTCTTAAAGTTGTCAACAAATACGAAAGAGCGTTGAACGAAGATTCAGCTACTTTCAAAAAGCAAATGGTAGGTGCAGTTAGTGCATATCTTGATGAGTTTTTAGAAGAATCAATTTCAAAAGAAGATTTAGCAACTGCTGTTAAAAACAAAAGCGCATATAATGTTTTAGAAAAACTTCGCGGTGTTTTAGCTGTTGATTCAGTATTAATGAAAGAGTCTGTTCAAGAAGCTGTTCTTGACGGCAAGACTCAAATTGATAATCTTCAATCTGAAAATTCAGAATTGAAAAAGCAACTTTCATCATTGCAAGAAAGCTTCAACAATATTAGAGTCAATGCTTTAATTGAAGAGAAAATTTCCAATATGGAAACTGAGAAAAAGTCTTTCATAAGAAAGACTCTCAAAGACAAATCATTCGATTTCGTTAATGAAAATTTTGATTATGTTTCTCGTCTTTTTGATAAAAAAGAAAAAGAAAAAATCAAATCAATCACCGAAGAAGCAAAACAAAAGAAAATGGATGTAGATTTCATTCCAGAATATCAGAAAGTTGTTTCAGAAAGTGTAAATAATACAACCGATGATTCATACAACAGCTATGTTGAAGAATTATCAAAAGTTTTCGGTAAGAGATAATTTTCACCAAGAACCATGAGGTCTTATGACCTGAATATAGAAACAGAAAATATACGTAAAACATATGAAACCTAATTCCCCAGTTAACGAAAGCAGAACTGACGCTCTTGTAAAGAAGTGGTCAAAGGTTCTGGATTATAGCAGCAATGCTATCCCAGCAATCCGCGACGAGCACACTTACAGAACTACAGCTATGCTTCTCGAAAACCAAGAACAATGGTGCATCCAAGAAGCGAATACTGGTACTGGTATCTTTGGCGCTACTGGCGCTCAAGGCCCATCAACCATTCCTAACACTGACGGTTATGCCGCTGGTGATAGTCGCCTTCCAAAGATTCTCATTCCTATGATCCGCCGTACTTTTCCTGAGTTGATTTCCAACGAAATTGTTGGTGTTCAGCCAATGGGTGGTCCAGTTGGACTTGCTTTCGCCCTTCGTTATGCCTATCAGCAAGAGACTCTCGGTGCTGATGGTGTCGATGGTCGTGCATTTGATACTGCTAACCGCGCTAATGGCACTGCTTACCTTTCTGGTGCAGACGGCCTGAACGCTACCGAACTTGGTTATCAACTTCTTGACACACGATTCACAGGTACTTCTTCAAGTGCTCTCTCTGGTAACGGAGAGTGGACATTTGCAGATGCAGACCGTGGTGTTGCAGAACTTCTTTCAAACTACGAACTGACAGGTAAAATCCCTCAGATCGAGATGAAGTTCGAAAAGACCGCTGTCGAAGCTGGAACTCGCAGACTTGCTACTCGCTGGTCTGTTGAGCTTGAGCAAGACCTTAAGAACATGCAAGGTATCGATATCGACGGTGAACTCACTAATGCTATGTCATATGAGATTCAAGCCGAAATCGACCGTGAGGTTGTGATTCGTATGATTCAGTCCGCCATGAATGGTGGATTCGGGGCTGGTTACTCCTTCTGGAGCCCAGTAAGTTCAGACGGTCGTTGGACTGCAGAGCGTAATATCACTTTCTATCAAAAGCTACTCATCGAAGCTGGTCGTATGGCCGCTCGTAACCGTAGAGGCGCTGCTAACTTTGTTATCGCAACTCCTCGCGTTTGCACCATCCTTGAAATGCTTCCTGACTTCAAGACATTTGAAATCACTGGAAACGTTACAACCGCTGGTGTCGGAGTATCCAAGGTAGGAACTGTAGGAAGCCGCTTCACAGTATATCGTGATACACGTACCGAAGTACAAAATCAAACTCTCTATTCACCGAACTACTATCGCAATAGTCCAAATTCTGGACAAGGCGTTGAGTATGCTCTTCTTGGATATAAGGGTTCTGAGTACTACGACACTGGTATCATCTATTGTCCTTACATTCCGATCATGGTTCAAAGAACCATCGGACCAAATGATTTCGCTCCTCGCGTTGGTCTCATGACCCGTTATGGAATCGTTAATAATATCTTTGGTGCGAATCTTTATTACCATCTGATCATTGTTAAAGGTCTTGGTGCAGCATTTACTCCTGGTACAGTTTCCACATACTTATAATGTGAACTGACTGAAGTAAGTACTTCAAAAAGTCTATCAAACCATGGGGGCCGAAGACCCCATGGTTTCTTTTTATATATTTAATAATTGACAATATATTTGGATGTAATATAAATAATTATATGGATATAAAAACTATCATTCAAAAAGAATCTGATGAAAAGTACAATGGATCTTTTAGATTTTTCAAAGAACAAAACTTAAAAAAGTTGGTAAGTGAAAAGGGATTTAAATATATCAAATCTAAAATTTCTGAAGATTTACATTTTCCTATATCTTTAATGGTATATTGTTTTGTGAATGACATATACAAACATCCCACATGTGTCTGCGGAAATAAACAAAAATTCAACACTGCTAAAAAAGAATTTTCAAAATATTGTTCTAATAAATGTAGATATGAAAATTTTTCAGATATTATATCTGTTAGACAGCAAACAAATTTAAAAAAGTACGGATCTACTAATGTATTAGCCAGTGAATATGGTAAGAAAAAAATATTAGAAACTAACTTATCAAAATACGGTGTTTCTAATTACACAAAAACTAAAGAATTTAAAGAAAAAGTTAAAGGTAAAAGTAATTTAACTTCCGATGGTAAGAAAATGTTAATTGAAAAAATAAAAAGAAAACATTACGATTCCATTTTTACAAAGTATACAAATTTTATTCCATTGTTTAAATTTGAAGAATATGATGGAGTAAAAGGATATAAAAAATATCCATGGTTTTGTAAAACATGTAACTCTAATTTTATATCATCTTTTGATAATGGTTGTGCTCCTATATGTGATAATTGCAAACCTAAAGGAACAGATTTAGAAATATTCATTAAGAAGTTTTTGGATAAATATAAAATTGAATATATATTCAGATATAGAAAATTAGAATCTGGAAGAGAAATTGATTTTTACATACCTTCTAAGAATTTAGGAATAGAAACCAGCGGATTATATTGGCATTCAACTGCAAATAAAACATATTCAAAAAATGATCATATTTCTAAATTAGAAGAATGTGAACATCAAGGAATAAATTTAATAAATATTTTCGCTGATGAAATTTATAACAAACCTAAAATTGTAATTAATAGATTAAAAAGTAAATTAAGTCTTGTAAAAAGAAAAATACCAGCCAGAAAATGTCAAGTTGGAAAAATTAGTAATATTCAATGTGAACATTTTTTAAAAAAATATCACATACAAGGAAGTATCAAAACAAATATTAAATATGGC